TATAGCTCAATACTACTTGCATCTGATCCTTGGTTTGAAAAGCCAAAGCCAGGCGTAAGATATACTACATTTCTTTCGCGTGCCCAATAATTATTTGTTGAGTACTTTTCAGCAGATGGATCATTAAATGTACGAATATCAAGCTTCTCATTAAATACTCTAATAGTTCCACCGGAGCTATCAAGTTCTTTAATTTGAATAAACTCAATAAGGTCGTACGGTAATTGAATTTCTGTTCTGCTTGGATTAATACCTGCTGTCGCTGAAGTTGCAGACTCCAGCAGGGTTTTTTCGTATACTGCTACGTTTTCTAGCGGAGGTACACGTAGTGAGCGATATGCTTTATCTGCAGCATACTTAAGTCCATCCTTAATAATCGCATCACTGACAACCTCTTCATCCCTGTTAGACCAGGTACGAACAAGCGCCACTAATTCATCATAGGTTATTGCCATATCAGGTCTCCTAATTAAGTATTTACCAAGAGATCTCTGTATTCCGTTTGCAAAATATTTCTCAACCGTTTCATATTGTTTGGATCATTCATAAATCCGGGATCGTGCAAGTCTAACTGATGCTCTTGCAAAATCTTAATTGCAACAATATCAGGAATAGTTGCCATCTTACGATAGCCGTTTTGACTGCGACCAAAATATTCCTGGCGGTCACGATCTTGTTTAGCTTGCTCCTTGTATTGAGTAATATCTTGTGTTGCTTGCCAATCACCTGATTCCAGGTCAAAGCCAGCGTGAATACCTTCGTTTGCTTTTACTGTAGCACTACGAAATTTAAAATCTGTCTCTTTGCTCATGTCCTCAAAGCTCCTTTATGGCAATTGTGTATACGGTGCAAAGCGCCCTGCTTTGATATAACCTAAGCGTGCGCCAGTAGACCCGACAGCAGTTGGTGCCGAACCGACAGCGACTGAACCCGCATTAGGTGTAAAGTGAGTAATTTTATTAGTGGCCTCATCTACGCGCCACACACATCTATCAGCTGGGTAAGTATTCCCATTAGCAAGTTGAATAACTAGCATTTACTTATCTCCCGTTAATTTATTTTTTCATTGGGTTGTTAATAGCTGGACCGCATCCTGCTACTTTACCACCCTTGTTATAATAGCCGGCCACGTTGCCGCCCATTGCTTTGTACTCAATATCTTTTCCGGTTTTAGCAGCATACTTTTTAGCAGCTTCCATTCCGTACTTATTGTATTTAAACTCTTTGTCACCAACTTTTGGCATATAAACCTCCTATAAAAGAAAGGGGAAGCCCGAAGACCTCCCCTAACAAATAGTCTAGTTAAGACCGTAGATAGCACCACAACCCAGTGGGTTACGTACTTCCAAAGTGCACTCTTCAACCATCATTCCTTTGGTTGAGTCACCCTGCTGGCCTACATCTACTTCCTGCATAGGACGCAGTGTAGCAACATTAAACCACATTGGATCATAGATCAACGCAGCAAAGTCAGCAACATCAGGGATACCATTCCCTGAGAATGCAGCACCGTTATCACCTTTCAGTGCAACAGAGTTTGACAGACCCATTACGTAGTTAGGAACTACCATAAGATCGCCAAAGTCTGACATGTATACGTCAACAGACTGGCGGAGTTGACCACCAGCATCGATGTTACGTACAACACCAGTATCTGAAACCATCAGATCTGAGAAGTCACGACGCAGCTTTGGTGAAAGCATAACCTTAGTAGCCTTACCACCCTGCTCATAGATTTTCTGCATAACAGCATCAATATCTGTCAGTGCAAGGGTTCCACGTGCTGGTGCAGTAGTACCACCGTTGATTGAACCGCGAACAGTTGCAGTACCGTCAGCATCAGTACCAGCATTAGAGGAAGAAGCCGAAGGAGCTTCAAACTCACCTACATAGTTACATGTAGTCGCTGAGTTGATAAATGACTGGTAGCCACCAGCTGAACGGGCATTAGCGTTTTGTACGCCTACAGCATTAGCTGTGTTGTATGAGTGAACCATGTCAAACTCAACATCACGCCGCAGTTCAGTTCCGCGCTTCTTAAGCTGGTATGCGTATTCATCAGCAACACCTGCCTGGTCTACGGCACGCCGTGTTCCAGATACAGCAATGGTTTTACCGTTAATCTGAGTATAGTTACCCAGACGTGTACGATAAGGACCAGTAACAGCGAACTTGTCGCCAGTTGCTGGGGTTGCACCAGTACCACCAGAGCCGTCAGTAGTAGGAGCAATCCAGTCAGTACCTTCGCCAATGCGAGAGTTGCCTGGAGCTTCCAGCTGATCTGTCTGCCATTCGTGGTAGATTGCTGTTGCTTTAGTTTTGCCGATAGACGACATAAAAGGAGTTTCGTCACGAGTGATCATCGTGATGAAGTTTGCAAGATCCTCACGCTGTGAGACATCTTTGCCAGTTCCGCGAGCCGGGCCCTGTGGACCACCGGTGCCGCGAACACCAAGATTATTAGCCATTGATTATACCCTCCTAGGTATTACATGTTTAAGGAGCGTTCGGCAAGAGTTCTAAGAAAGTCATGTTGTTCTTCAGCAGATGCGTTACCGCTTAATGCGCGCCTACGCTTTGCTTCTGCTGCGTCTTGTTTTTGCTTAGTAGCCGTTTTAGCTTTTCTAAGCGGGGCTTTCTTTGTTGGTGCGGACTTACGTTTAACTGCACCTTTAGATACACCTTGTTTAAGGCGTCTAAAGTCATCAACAAACTTAACGATAGCTGGGTCAGCAATTGAATCCAGAATTTCTGGTGCAATGCCTTCCTCAATAGCAAATTCCCTAATGGCAATTGCTGTATCTTCATTAAAGTCTGGAATTAGCGTTGGAATAGTTTCATTAAAATATTCTAGTTGCTCGTTCCATTCTTTTTCATTATTGGCAGTCTCTTGCGCAGAAACCGCTTTAACAAGCTGTTCCCGTTGATTGCGTGCTTCCCAATAATTCTTTTGGACTTGCTCTCGTTTATCTTTTAGTTCATTGACTTCATATGTATCACCATCCTTTCGGGCTTTATCAATTGCGCCTTCAAGATCATGATACTCGGCAGCTAACGCTTGTTCGTTAGAATACAATACAGCGGCTGATGCTTTGGACATTGTTTCCAATTCATTAACCTTTTCTTGATATTCGTCTTCCAACTCTTTTCTTGCGTCACCGAGTTCTCGACCCTTTTTAGAGAGATGTTGTTCAGTAGAGTAACCTTTAATAAGATCACCAAAGGAAACTTCGGCAAATTCGCCATCAACTTTAATAACGACCTTAGCTTCCAGATCAAGGTCTTCAGTAGCATATACATCAGATTCATCGGTAGCGGACTCATCGTCGGCATCTTCTTCTTTTGTATCTTCTCCCTCTTCCTCAACCTCTTCTTCTTCATCTTCGCTAACGGCTTCCTCAGATTCTTCTGGGTCTTCTTCATCTGATTCGTCCGGATCTAACTCAGGTACCTGCTCCTCGGGTAGAGATCCAACAAACTCGGAGTTTGCTATGATGTCAGCCAGCAGGGCATCTTCAGTTTGATCATTGTTAACCTCTGCAACAGAGTCATCCTGTGGGGTAGAGTCTATTTCTGCTTTGGTATTTTCTTCCATCAGTTAGCCTCCTTCTTTGGAGTGGGCTTCTGGGAATTCTTAATCCTTGAATACCTCTCATGTAGCGCATAAAGATTTACTAGCTTATCAGCATTTAGTTTAGCTTTACCCGCGCTGCGCATGGAGTCATATTCTAAGGTGTTAATCATTTCATTATAATTTGAAAGTAGAGCATCGATGTCAATCGGTCTCATCCGTATCCTCCTGTAGGTGTGGGATGTTTTTCCCATACATCTCGAAGTTTATCATTTTCTCTTTGACACTACCAAGCGCCATAGCAGAAGAGTAGAGGAACTCTCGAGATTTAGTTTCATGCGGCTCCGTCTTGAGCCACTCTAGAAAGAAGTCAACTAAGACTTCACCATACACTTCATCAAAAAATTCAGTCCGTTCTTTGGCGGCGAAGTGCCCTTGTACATGAGCACGACGCGCCAGTTCTTCCGGATGTACTTTATGATTACCGTATGATTTATTATTACTCAGCCTCTTCTCGGCTGTCTCACGGTATTTATCCATAGTCTTTAAGCAATCAAAGTATTATAAACAACTTCATTAACCTGCGCTGCAGTGCCGTGAGCTGTTGTTAGACTTACCAGTGTTTGTGCACCATTATTAAGACCTGTTACAATTTTATAAGACTTAGCTGCACATTGAACGTCTGATTGAACTACGGTTCCAGCGGTAGCTACATCAAAAGTAATTGCAGCATCGCTATCATTTGTTACGATAATTTTACCTGCGCCAGCACCGGCCGCGGTTGTTATTGTTCCAGATTGAGTGCCACCCACTCCTGATTTATTGATTGTTACTGTTGCCATTAGGGCCTCCTGAGTTTGTTAAAAGGCTTCTCGCCATTGCTATAATTTCAGTATATTGTGGATGAGCAGGGACTTCAGCACCTTCTTTAGTTGCCTTAATCGCAATATCTGCCCATTCTTGAAAATGCTTATCAATTGCAACAGCAAGTTGCTTTGCATTATCATCAAACGTATTCTTTGTTTGAGCAGCTGTATATTTAACATTTGCTTCTGATAATGCTATATCTGCTTCGGCTTTACGCTGTTCAGCTTGCTGCTGAGCCTGCACCATTTGAGATTGCTGTTGAATTGCTTGGCCAGCCTTTTCTTTAAACTGATCGGTAGTATAATCCTCTAAGAAATCATTACTATCTAAGTCCATTGCTTCAATAAGCTTTGTTGCTAGAACCGCAGGCGCTTCTGGTTTTACAACCATACCTGCACCTTGTTGATTAAGCGCAGGAAGAATCTCTGCACCAACCTTAGATAGCTTAGCAATTCTTGAGCTATTAGAATTTTCACCAATATCTAGGAAAACTTCGACTTCCATTTTTGAAGGCAATGAATCAAGATTCACTGTTTCAATAAGCCCATTCATATTATAAGGAATGTTTCCTTTCATTGATGTCTTAATAGTATGATATACACCTTCAATCAATCGCTTAAATCCGGTTTCAGCAAAGCGTCGTGCAATATGCTGAATACGTTTTTGAGCTGCTGATTGAACTGCAGAAAGCTTTTGTTCTGAGTTACCAGATACATAAAGCGTATCATTAAGTCCCTGAGCGGCCTTAGACATACCTGTTGCTTGCTCTTTAATAAGTTGCAAGTGTTCAAGCAATGGTACCGTACCTGTAGAAATAGACTCAGGTGGGAGCTGTTGAACAGCACCTACTGGGCTACCATTAGTAGGAATAATCTGCTTTGGTTTCATATTCTGAAGTGCAGAAAAGTCGACCACATTTGGATCAGCCAGCTTAGGTGAATAGTTTGTAAGATACGTATTTTCTACAAAGCCTCTAAGAATAGCAGTAGACGCTAGCGTTGAGCTACGCGTAAAGTCTGCCATTGACAAACCAAAGTATTCATGCGGAATATCAATTGGTACAATGTCTGCTAGCGGCACCATATCACAATCTTCTTCATAAAGAATATGATCACCGGTAACAATAATATGTTTTAGCTCTGCAATACCATCACCATCCCGATCTACTTTAATCCAGCATTCGGTAACAGTAACCTCACGGTTTGCTTCAAGCGGTGTTTCACTTACAGAGTTTGAACCCTGATAATATTCCTGACCTGTAATTTCTTTACGAGCTGCCACGTCTTGCGCATAATCCAGCGACCCTGTCCATGCCGCAGCATCAGACAACTCATCCCAGTCATCAACAGCTTCTGCCATTTCCGGATAGTACTTACGAATTTCAGACCGCGTCATATTGTTTTGAATACCAACAAAAGACGCATCTTCAATTGATGTAGCATCACGTGAAATACGGAAGTTTTCTGGTGGGATAAGCTCAAGCTTAATCTTTGATTTATTAATTTCTTGGCGAACCCGTACATTAATATATACAAGTTCAACTTCAGGTCCTAGATTATCTGATGGTGACATCGCCCTATTTTCAAATTCAAGATCGCCTACAATTTCTAGGCTATCATCTGATAGGATTTCATCTAGTTTTGTTTGAGTAATCTCTTCGTATTCTTGAAAAACATAATCATATTCTTCAATATAACCCCAACGGATTACTGCATTCTTCCATAGAAGCGCAGACTTCATCCATTGCTCAAGTATTTCCCAACCATTATTTTGTTTAAAAATAGTATAGTTAATAAGCATCGCAGCATCTTTAGCGCCCTGGAAAGCTCCAGGGGTATCATTCCATGGAAGGAATCGTGCAATGCGCTGATTGCTTAGAAACAAATCACACAAAACTGCCGTGTATGCTTCTACTACTTCTGTCGTAGATGTATCAACAATAGTAGATACGCCTTGTGGTGACAAGTGAGCAACAGGCAAACCTGCATATTCATAAGTAGCTTTAAGACGTTCGCGTGCTAAGTCTGATGAGTTAAGCCAATCACCTGTAGAGTTTTGTACTCCACTTTCAACTAGGTTAACTAGCTGCTCATCTGTAACCGCTTCTTTATAACCGTAGGCTGACATTAATATTTACCTCCGGTATTAGAATAAATTGGTTTTGATTTTTCTAAATCTTTAACTGTATATTTACCGGGCTTTGAAAGTTCTTTCTGCGGTTTCTTTGCAGGTTTTAACTTTTGATCGGCTTGAATAAATCTAGACATGTACCGCTCCTGGGTTTATCTATCTGTGTCTTTTAATTTTGCTTGCAATCTTTTTAGGTTGCTTGCTATGTTGTTTTCC